GACCCACGTCGGGTTCAGGCTCTCCGGTTTCAGGCTCTCCGGTTTCAGGCTCTCCGGTTTCAGGCTCTCCGGTTTCAGGCTCTCCGGTTTCAGGCTCTGCTGGGCAGTTAATGACGTCTCCCTCGTGCTCGCCTGGACATCCACACAGCGCCCAGTGACTCTGGCATTTTTTGCACCATAATTCTCCGCAGGCATCGCAGTTGGCGTCGGCCACATCTTTACAGCTACGGTCAGTGGGATTGAGTTGTGATACCCCTTCTCTTCCGCCCACTTCTGTTGTCGATCCAGGAATATCTCTGGAGATTCGTTCAAGTTGTGAAGCGTTGCAGCTGGAGTCGGCCACTGACCTGTGGTGTTCGGTCCATGCGACAATGAACATGCGGTCCCTGCGATGATGGGCGCGGACGGCTTGAGCCGGTATACAGTCCCAGACAGCATCATACCCGCACGCGGCCAGGTCTCCGAGTACTCGACTGATTCCCCGGCTTCTAAGAGCGGAAACGTTTTCAACCACGACGAATCGAGGCCTAAACTCGCGAATGATTCTCGTGTATTCTGTCCACAGTCCCGATCGGGGATCGTCAAATCCCTTTCTTTTGCCTGCGAGCGAGTGCCCTGTACAGGGGTAGCCCCCACAGATAATCTCGACGGGTCCTGGCTTTTTAAAAAGCCACTGTTGGCGGTTGAATTCTTTGACATCTTCATATCTCCTCGCATCAGGCCAATGCTTAGCGAGCACAGCTCGCGCGTATGGGTCTTGCTCTACTTGCCATACAGTGTGGGCTCCAGGTATTGCGCGCTCTAATCCGAGCTCGAGCCCACCAATTCCGCTAAACAGTGATCCAATTCTCACCGCCCACCATCCAACACCAAGCGATCTACCGCCTGCCTGTACCTGTCGGGGTCGATCTCAGCTCCTATGTACCTTCGTCCTTTCCCAGCTCTAACCGTAGCCCGACCAACAGAACATAGGCCCGCGTATATGTCCAAAATTAGATCGCCCGGCGAGCTCCATACTTCAATCATATTTGTCTGGTATGCAATAGGCTTCTCGCTGTGCGCGAGCGCTTCTCCGCTCTTGCTGCCTCTGCCTCTGTGTTGCTCTGTGACGTGCACAGACCGCAGAAGGTTTGTGTTCACCGGCTTAGGCCTACCCTTGCGATAGATTAAAATCGGCTCCGCGTTTCCTCTCCAATGAAACCCGCTACCAGGCGGTCCCGTCTTTGCCCAAGCGCCGCCAGTGACATAGCGCCATTCTATCGCGTCTTCTGTTGCTGCTGACATCCACTCGGCCAATAGCGGAAAGGTTGCCCACAATACTAAGTAAGCGTCTGGAGCTGCACAGCTGTAGGCCTTCCGTACGTGGCCAACTATGTCCGCCATTGTCAGGCATGGATAGTGGCTTGCTGCGCTTCTTGTCTTGTCTCCGCTGTTGCTGTACGTCCAAGGAGGGTCACAAAACACCATTCGCGCGTCTCTAACAGTCTTGAATAGATCATCAATACTGCCGTTGTAGAGCTTCACGTTGTTTGGCTGCGCTGGCTCGGGAACCGTCAATAGTGGTATCTGTGTCACAGCTGAACCCTCCCGTTCTCAGGTAGAAACGGTTTGATAGCCTGTGTCCCGGCGTAGGTAGGCCAGAGCGTTGTAGACAGGTGATTCACTTTGTTCTTCTTGATTAGTCCGCGCGCGTTGAGACCGTCTATCGCATACTGAGCTGTACTCTTCGGTACGCCTAAGTCTTGAAGCTCGATAAGCATGTCTTTCTGCGTCCAAGAGCCCGGCGGGTCTGTGCAGACATACAGAAGCACAAAATAGCGCGCACTATTTGGCTTTATTTTTGGAGCTCTCTGTTGCTCTTTGTGTTTCGCGCGTTGTTTCAATCTCCGCAAAAGTGAGTAATCAACGGGCATCGTTTCTCCTGCATCCCCATCCGTTCTTACACTTGGGAACCTTGGTGTTTTTTTCCGAATCGAAGACCCAGATATAGGTCCACTCTTCGAGCTCTTCGCCGCAATGAGCACAGCGCAAAAGGGGGTGCCTGTCGTCCTCTTGTGTGTGGTCGATACTGTACTTGTGGCTATCTACAGGCGGCCGGTTGCGCGCTTCTTGGTTTTGTATTGCTCTTCTGTCCAGCTCATCACAGTAGGCGCTACCAGGCGCTTGATTTGGGTACGGCCTCCCTGCTCGGTTTTTGCGCTCTCTCATTTGTCCAACCCATCATCAAATGCCTTCTTAGATGCAATATCCGCGATCGCCTGTTGAGCTTCGTCCGTTGACCATTTTGTATATTCGCATTTTTTCCAGTCACTACAACGCAGCGCAGGCTTTTTCTTTTGTTGCTTTCGTTCTTCGTTTGAAAGCGTCTTTAGCCAAGCTCGGTAATTAATGTTCACTTTAAGAACAGATCCGCATTTAGGGCAATTCGGGCCGTCTACTGCTGGTGGGCCTTGCAGCACAGGTTTTTTTTGTTGTGGTTTTGATGGTGCAGCAGGCGGCGCGTAATGAGAAGCGACAATAGCAGCGTCAAATGGAGGCGCGTAATCAGAAGCGACAATAGCAGCGTCAAATGGAGGCGCTTTTCTTGGTGCCGTTTGCTGGCGTTGCTGCGGCCTTGGTCCTCTGTAGCTTTCGCCGTCATCGTCCTCTACAGCTATGCCGCCGACACCGCGCAATTGATACCGCGCAAGGTAGGTTGCAGCGGCTCCGACATCTTGGGCGGCGTTGCGGCCACCACCAATAGGCAGGGTACAATTGCCCATCTCAAGGGTTTGGTCCTTCCACATTAGCAACGTGCGCCCCGTCATGAACCCATCGGCACCATCTACGGGCTGCAACACCGCTATTCCGTGCTTGTTAAATGCAGGTACCACGATGTCGCGTATTGAACGCAGACCGGCGTATGTTTTTTTAAAGTGTGGGTTTTTGCTGTCCTTCACGGCGTTGCTCATGTCCGCCTGAGCTGCAGCAATGGCCGACGCAAAGTCTGGATGATCTGTCTTCTTGGTTGCTGGCATTGTGCCTCCTGTTGTTGTCTTGACGTTTATACCGGACTGTCATATGCTTGTCAAGCATGCAAACGGGAGGACCCATGGATAATGCAAACTACAAAGCAATCGGCATAGCCATTGCGGAAACACGAAAGAACAACGGGCTTACACAGATGCAGGTTTGTGAGAAATTGGCGCACGTCGTAGGAATGAGCCAGGGCAGATTGTCGCGATTAGAGCGCGGCGAGTGGCTACCAACGGCCGGACAATTCGAGCACTTGATCCGCGCTATACACTGCACAGAAGACCAAGCAAGGGAGCTGCGGTATCTTGCGGCGCAAGCATCGGAGAGGTTGACAGATGCTGCGTGCTAATTGGGTTCTAAGACATCACGACACGATACCGATTGCACCACAGGCAAAGCAGCGGCCGCGCACAGTTAGAAGCCGGGACGGCTCTGTGAGGACGTACACGCCAGATAAGACGCGGCACTTTGAGGGCGCAGTAGCGCGATGGATTGCGGGCGCGTTTACGCTACGACAGAAGCCGATGACTAATGGGCCGGAGCCGGTAAAGCTGGATGTGCTCTGTGTGTTTGCGCGTCCTCAAAGGATGTGCCGCCGGGCCGATCCCAGTGGCTACGTTTGGCGCGTATCAAAACCGGATGCGAGTAACCTACTAAAGAGCATTGAGGATGGCATCGAGAAAGCGAAATACATCGTTGAAAACGACGCGCAATTTGTAGATGTGCACATCCAAAAAGTCTACGGCGACAAGGACCAGACGCCAGAAATCAAGGTATGGATCTACACACTCGGCGGTGAAGAATGAAGCAATGGGAGCCCATACCGGTAGCAATCATCGAACAGGTAGACAATGAGCGCAGGACAGCTGAGGGCCCAGCGTCTACAATCGATGGCTTTGCATATGCTTGGATTAAGCTGCAGCGTGGAGCGCCATTGAGCCAGCGACAATTGGCATCTTGGGCGGGCTGGTCAAAGCGTCGAGCTGCTTCGGTGCTGAACGCTGTACAGGAAGCCAAAGAACAATGGGCGGACCAAAAACGGACCAAAAGTGCACCGCCAGCGGCGACACAAAACGGACCACCTAAACCTAACAATCCCAAAGACTTACAGCCGAGCGCGGACCACAAACGGACCACAAACGGACCAGTTTCGGACCAAAAGTGCACCGATCGCGCGCGTGCTTATTTACACAATTACACTACACCTACAGATCTTAATTATGTCGGAATAAGTTCCGACCACACACCATTAGAACCAGAACAAAAGAAGCCAAAGAAGACCCGAAAACGAGGGCAGAACATCGGCACAGAGGCAACCCGCGCACTGTGGGCGGAGCTCAACGACCGCAGGAAGAAGCGCAAGAAGGGCAGCAGGGCGCTTAAGCTGACACCGGAGATCAACCGGGCATTGCGTGAGGCGCTCAGCTACGCAACGGCGGAAGATGTTCTGCACGCTTACGAGTGGTTCACAACGTCACGAGCTGCGCGCTGGTGGCAAGACCACGACTGCGATCTATCGACGTTCTGCAGAAAGAAACACTTGGGGCAGTTCATCAACAACTCCGCAGAATGGACCATAGAAGCAGACAAAAACACGGCGTTCGGCGTAGACATTCTGGATCTTGATGAGAATCAATTCGACGCAGATGGTAACGTGATTCACTTCAACAACAGGGGAAACAATGGCAACTAATGAAACGATACAGCGCATGCTGGAACGCATCGCCAGCAACTACAGCAAGCACGACAAATGGACAGAGGACAACTATCCGACATGGGTAAACAGCCTCAAGAACTACCCAGACAAGATAGTGATAATGGCCTGTAAGAAGTGGATTGCAGAGCACACCAGAGCGCCCAATGTGGCAAACCTCAGAGGCATTATCGCAGGATTCCCAAGCCAGGGTGAGCCCGAAAAGCCCAAGGGTTGCAAGCGTTGCGCTGGTTCTGGACAAGTCGAGGTAGCACACCACAGAAGCGACAAGAATGGCAGAGCTCAACACTGCAACACATACGCAGCGGCCTGCAATTGCCCAGCTGGAGTTAGGCTATCTAATGGCGCCTACCAGCCTTGGGAGCCGTTCGTAGACGCACTGAGAGAAGACCCATACACCATCGCCGTCTATCATTCTACGCTTGATAAGCCTTTCCTGACAGAACACGAACGATACACGCCAGAACAAATAGAGGCACGCAACAGCCGCCAACGTGCTAACCTTGGATCGTCGGGGTTCCGGCATATCCGCTAACCATGGCGAAAGATGGGCAGAAAGACCAAATGCACACCAAAGACGATTGCTCGCGTTGCCGAGGGGCTACGTATAGGCATGACTCACGAGCTCGCCGCGCAGTATGGTGGTATATCTGAGAAGACGTTTTATACTTGGTTGAACCACGCTATTCGTCCAGATGCCGACAAATGCTATGCACAGTTTTCACAGGCAGTAAAAGCCGCAGAGGCAGACAATGCCGCAAGATGTCTACTGGTTATTGATGACGCAGCGAACGACGGCTCATGGCAAGCGGCGGCCTGGATGCTCGAACGGCGGCACAAATACCAGCGGCAGGCATCCGTGCAGGTAGAAACCCGCCAAGAGCCCGAAATGGAAGTGGTCGACCCCACGGCCGAAGATGGGCGGGCGATGGTGATAGAGCATGTCTCTCAGCTCCCAGAGGACTTGATTCTCGCAGCGCTTAACTTGAAGAACGCCAGCAACGCTAAGTGATGTTTGACCTATCGTTGATTGCGCGAGTAGCTGAGCAGATAGCAAACGACCCGCTGTATACCTACGAGCACGCACAGCCGGGACAGGGTGGCATGTCACCAGCTCAGAGAGAGGTGCACGCGTCACAGCACGACAGGCGCTTAGCCATTGGGGGCAATCAGATCGGCAAGAGTCGGATTATCGCAGCGGAGGCTTGGTGGCTGTCTTTGGGTCGTCACCCGTTCAGACCGTCGCCCGGTCCGGGTTCGCTGGGTTGGATTGTGTGCGCAGACCTTCGAGCTGGCTGGCCGAACATATCGCGCAAGATGCGAGAGATAGAGCCGCCGGGTGTGCTTGATGAGCGGTGCAAGTATGACGATGCACGCGGCTATACGTTCATGGGCTCGAAGATGGTACGCACCAAACACGGCGCGTTGATAGTCGGCAAGAGTGGTACCCAAGAGCTGATAGCTTTGTCGGGTGCTACCATTGATTGGCTGCTCTTCGATGAGGTACCAAAGCAGGCGCACTTCTCTGAAGCTCGTAGTCGTCTCGCGGTCAAGGGTGGGCCATGCCTTATGGGCTTCACACCAATAGGGCGGCCGGTGGATTGGTTGCGGGACCACACAGAAGGCAACCCGCAGACAGGGGAAGACCCTCGCGAACCCTGGGACATTCAACGGATCATTCTATCTCCGGAGAACTGCCCACACAGAACGCCGAAAGACATCGAAGCACAGATCGCCAGCTATGGACCCTGGGAGTATCAACAGCGGGTATTAGCCAAGTGGGTAGGCGTCTCAGCTGAGCGGTGGATCCCTGGGTTTACAGAGGCCTGTGTGTTTGATGATGATGCAGCGCCGAAGCAGGTAGAGTCGGTGGGTCTTGGATGGGACCACGGAGAGCGGCCGGGATCCTCTGTGTGTTACTTGGTGGCCATGAGTAGGGATCGGCTCTTCGTCTTGGGTGAGGTGATGAGCAAAGAACGCAACACGCCAAAGGAAGAAGCAATAGCTGTAGCTGCTATGTGTGCGAAGTGGGGCGTACAGCTTCAGCACATAGAACACGCCAGGGGCGACAGCAATAGCGCTGGCCGCATGGGGTTGGGTCTATCAGTAAACGATATGCTCGAACGTGCATTTGCGGATCTGGTCAAGAGTAGCCGTGCGCCGTTCTCTATCCGCGTACCGTACAAGGGCAGGGGCAGCATCAAGGCAAGAGCTCGAATGTTGAATGCTGCAGCTCTGGATGGTCGCTTCTTTGTGCACCAGGATTGCTCAGCTCTGATACACTCGCTACGACATTGGCGCGGAGAGAATAACGATCTGAAACATCCTTACGATGCTGTATCGTACATATCGGACGTATATCTACAGGCAGACCATGGACAAGATCATGGTAGGCTGATCGTGATTTAGGAGGGGACATGCCGACAGCGAAGAAGAAAGCACCAGCAAAGAGCGAGAAGCCAAAGAAGGTAGAGCCAGAGATTCCGGCGGGCTCTGTGTTGATTGTCAAACTGGCAAAGGGTAAAACAGAACCTAAGCCGCCGCCGGGTGTTAGTGTTTGGGTGATGGATGGGGATCGTATGGTTTTAACTGCCCAGGACATGCACGCTCGCGGCTGGGTGAAACGGAAGTATTGATGTACAGCGCACCGAGCCACATACAGCCAGAGAGCCAGGAAGACAAAGACAGATGGGCAGAGCAAGCGCTCCGCTATCGTCTGTTGACCGGTGCACACATTGAAGACTTGCGTGACGAGCTCCGCAGATTGTTTGCAAGAGAGATAGCAGCCGATCTTGAGTTTCATCCGGACATGAGCCGCAACCCGTTGCGCATGATTGTTCAGCAGCTGGCTAACATGTACCAAGAAGCACCCAAGGTACAGACAGAAGATCGAGAGCTCGACCTCTCGCCTATCGTTACTCCTCGTTTGTTTCCGTTGCAGCAACAAACCGAGATGCTCACCCTGGGTATCAATGAGGCAGTTGTACGCGTTGACTGGGAATGGTGGCGCGGTGCGACCGAGGCAACCTATCGGCCCATATCGCCCGACTTGATTGTAGCCACGCCAGACCCATCTAAGCCAGATCAACCGATAGCCATCGAAGAGCTAAGGCCGCGCACGAAGCCGGGAACATATAAGAAGGTATGGACATGGGACGTGTACGACGTAAGCGACCCCGACAACCCGGTGTTTCGCATCGATGGGCTGACAGACAAGGGAACGCGATACGATGCGACGAGTGAGTATGCGCCTGACTTGGTGGGCTCGTATCCGTACATGCATGACGGTTCGCCCGTGCTGCCCTATGTCGTCTACCACAAGCGGATTGGGTCTGGTCTTTGGAACTACCGCGACGGCGTAGAGCTGGTGCGTGGTTCTCTGCGCCTTGCTGCTCTGTGGTCGCATTGGTGCGATGGGTACCAGTCCTGCGCACATCCACAGCGGTATGCTCTGGACGTAGACAGCCAAGCTGGGATCACACGTTCGATCGGTGGCGTATCGGTTGACGTTGTACCCATTGACCGCAAAAGCATTCTGAAGTTCCGTTCGGCGGGTCCGGGTACAGGTTCAATCGGTGCCTTGCAACCTTCAATGGAGCCACGCAGCGCGGCGGAAGCGCTGAAGACCTACAGCCACGGGCTGGCCATCTATGCCGGTCTCAACCCAAGCGACCTACAGACAACCCAAGCACAGAGCGGGTATGCAATCGTTGTAGGCCGGGAGGGTATGCGGCGAGTGATGAAGGCGCGCGAGCCATCGTTCATGGCGTCCGATCGTTTGCTATTGGCTACAGCTGCAAAGCTTGCGAACAGCTACGGCGGGCACAACCTACCAACCGAGCCAGGCGACTACACGATCGAATATCGAGGGGCCAAAGAAAGCGACACAGAGCGCAAAGCAAAAGCGGAGCTCGTCCGTGCTGAGCTGGAGATGGGCTTAATCTCGAAGGTGGACGCGTTGCGTGCGCTGCATCCAGAGATCGAAAGCGACGAAGAAGCAATAGACAGGCTGCTCCGTGTAAACCGTATTGAGTCTGCTATTTTCCAAGGTGCTGTAGATGTAGACGCTGCGCCAGCAGATGCGCCGATCGCAGCTGTAGCGTTGCCAGGTGCGGAGCCCTTAGCAGCGACCGCGCTTAATGGCGCTCAGATAGCGTCTCTACTCAAGATTCTTACAGACATATCATCAGGCGTCATCAGTAAAGATGCTGGTGTAGCTATTATCGTGGCGTCGTTTCCGACCATCTCAGAAACTGTTGCAAGCCGCATAGTGTCGGGGGCGCAATCGCTGCCGCCGATTGTACCTTAACAAAACGCCAACGGCGGGCGATGAACAGCCGACAGGGGATAACCAATGAGCGAAGAAAACACACCGGCCCAACCCGTGCAGAACGGAGCACCAAAGAACCACAGCAACGGGGCAGAGGTAGCCCAGGTGCCGTCCTTTAGACTGCGCGAGGAATCAGACAGACGCCGCGCAGCGGAGACACGAGCTCAGCAATTGGAGCAACAGCTCACTCAGCTCCAGGGCGAGTACGAGAAAGCCAAAAGTGGACTGGGACAGATCCAGAACCAACACAGTCAAGACATGCATCTTATCGGGCTTGGGTTCCAGACTCAGAGCGTCCGGCGCTTCTTTCGCCGTGAGTATGCCGACAGCGTTGCAGAACTACAGGCAGACCAGCGGCCAAGCTTTGACGAGTGGTTAAACGCAAGCAAAGACGATCCGCTCTATTCGGTACACTTTGAACGGGTAGCACCCAAGCAAGACGCGCAACCAATGCCAGAGCCTGCACCGCAGCAAGACAGCGCAGACGCGCTACTGTCAGCTGTACGTCAAGCACTGAACGCCAACCCCAATAGCGGCGCAGCTACACCAGCAGCGCACACCGGGCGGCAGTTCTCAAACGACGAAATCCAAAACATCCGGGGCAAAAACTCAGGAGCCTTGGGAGCGCATAAAGATCAGATACTTGCCACTCTCCGAGCAGAGGGGCTAATCAAGTAGGGGGTTGCGGATTTTCTCCGCATCTTTCACAATCAACACAGAGCAACCCGGCACGCCGATCCGTCAATCGGTGAACGCTCAAACAATCTAAATCATTAATGAGGTTCAAAAATGGCTAATGAAATCACCTTTACCGGGTTGAGCAGCGCTGGTGGACGCGTTGCCTCTGTGCTCTCTGCACTACTCTTCGAGAAGATCCACGATCCTACTGACCTTCGCGCAGTGATGACTGAGGTTCCATGGGCGCAGATTGGTTCTGATACCATGTCGGTTGCTCTCGATGGTGCGCCCGGTGGTTTCACCGCCGCAAGTTCTGAAATTGCACACGGTGGTGCCGGTGATCCCGCTGCATATGGTTCTGGTAAGTTTGATCTTCAGATCGCTCGTTACCTGCGTAAATACCAGATGTCGGATCTGTTCGGTGTTACCGGTGGTCCCATCGATGCGGCAGCTATCGTGCAGACTCTTTCTGACGGTGTAGGCCTGACAATGACAGACTTGTTGTGCAACCTGTTCGGTTCTCTGTCTACTTCACGTGATGCCGGCTCCGATATGGACGTCGACGCGTTCTACGGTGCAATGTTCGATCTGAACTTGGCAAACGCTGCCAGCACAGCTGAAGCGCCCTACTCGCTCGTCATTGCTCCTAAGCAAATGAACCAGCTCCGACAGTCGTTGCGGTCTGAGGGTGGCGACAGTGTCAAGCCTGGGTCGTTCTTGAACTTCCGCGCTGAGACTGGCGAGATCACCAAGGCAAACGCGCCAGGGTATCAAGGCAACTTCCAAGGTGTGGACATCTGGCAGAGCGACAGCATTGCAACTGTAGACGCAGGCGCACACCTTGCCGGCGCTATGTTTGCAAAGGACTGCTTCGCATACACCATGGCGCCTGTCCGGGCGTTGAGCGGTTCTCACGTGCCAGCTTCAAACATCCTAATCGATGCTGGTGAGTTGCTTGTCGAGATCGAGCGCGATGCAACCAACGGATTGAGCTCTGCAGTAGCCTCAATCTTCTGCGGTGTGTCCGAAGCTCAGGACGCGCTTGGTGTTCTTATCAAATCAGACGCTTCATAATCAACTGGGGGCGGGCGCTTGTCCTGTTGGGCGCCCGTCCCTTTTCTATAAGGGGACAACATGAGCCAACCGATCACACTGACGCAGCCAAAGCGGGACGTGCAAACCGTTGAAACGCGTAGCGGACTACCTACACACAGACGCAAGCCGGCGCCACGGTTTGTCTACGTAGTCTATCCAAAGTCTTGGGAATACCACGAAGAACACGGGTTCTTGCCCGTTCTGTGCAGGCTGGTAGCGCAACCTGGATGTAACGGTGTCAACATGCGCGGCAGCTTGGCCAAGCCCATCGCCAGCGCACAGATGAAGGGTGGAACGTACATCGATCCAAAAGATACCCGACTGGGACCCTACACCGATTATGTGCAGTACTATGACACCGATCGCGGTGGCCGCTGGTACGTTGACTTCTGCGCCAAAGCTACAGTACTGACAAGCGGCGAGATTATCTGGAACACAAAAGAGTCTACCGTAGAGTTCGACAAATTCCGCGCACATCTACGAGACAGCGGGATCGTTCCACCGATGCTGCCAGAGATCTACAACTGGCTTGTGAAGCGGGAAGAAGAAGTAGCAAAGACGCTGCTATCAAAAGCCGGAAACAATCCGCATATAATGAAAGAGTACGAGGCACAGCTGGACAAGCTTAACGACATGTCCAAAGCGTTTGACGCTCTACAGGGCAAGAAGGCAGCAACGCCCGCAAGCACACCAGCTCGCAAGACGGCAGAAAACCTAATCGAGGGATAGACCATGACAGCGAAAGAACAAATCACAGCCGCAGATCAGGCGCTTACTCTTGCCGGGTATGCAGTCCGCAAAGCAAAGACGGATCCAGGGAACCGTGACGCATGGTTGAAAGATGCAGCCACGCACATCGCAACGGCGGGCGCTTCAGTCAAGGCAGCAGCTCCAGCTCCAGCTCCAGCTCCGGCAAAGAAGGCACCCGCCAAGAAGGCCGCACCAAAGAAGGCGAAGAAATGAGCGGTGAGAAGAAAGGCGCCCGGGAAGCGATGGACAAGATGGTTCGGCAGATGGTCAATAGCGGCACGTCTGTAGAGTATGCCAAGAAGAAAGCAATCAAAGCAGCGCAGAGCCACGACAAGAAGAACAAACGATAGGCGGTCAACATGTCCGATACACTTTGGAATGCTCGATTCTCTGGACCAACAATGGTCGAGCGCGGAAAAGATCAAGACGTATCGGTCTACATTGAACGCGATGGTGCGGCGGCTAATGTTCGATCGGCAACGCTCAGCGTGTACGACCAAGACGGAAGCACAGTCAAAGATGCGGTTACCTGCACAGTCACGTCATCTACAGGACATGTCACGGCGACAATTGCAGCGGCAGACACAACCGACAGAGAACTCGCCCGCAATTGGCTGATCCAGTTCGATGTGGTGATTCTTGGAGTCAATGAAAAGACCTATCGTTTCTACAACGACGCGGTGCTTTGTCGTGCTCAGTTGTATAGCCCGATCGGACAAACAGATCTGATTGCTCGCCACTCGGACGTGGTCAACCTTGTGGCCACTTCAAAAGCAAATCTACAGGACTACATTGACACAGCATGGGCCGACATCACAGGCCAGATGTATTCAGATGCTGTCCCGTTCTGGCGTTTTCGGACACCGTCCGCGCTCCGTGGTCCGATGTTTGCTCGATGTTTTGAGCTCATATTCCGGGATTACTCTACGCTGTTTGATGCTGGCGATCGATACTCCGTTCTCTCTGATAGGTACGCAGAGCAGTACGATCGAGAAATGGACAGGCTACGATCGAAGATAGACAAAGACGAAGACAACATTTTAGACGGTGACAGTGTACCGGCTACCGCATCTATCCACCTTAGCAGCGGACCGCGCAGACGATGGCTCTAACCTTTGACGATGCTCTAACGGCGTTGATTGCTCGTTTAAATGCCGCCGGATTGAACCAAGCACGCTCACCGCTTGGTGTACGGAATGAAAGCGCACCACGGATCGATCGTTCTTTTGCTGTGTTGCTCAATGGCATAGACCCGCCTGACATGCGCGGCCGTGACAGATACCGGGCGGGCTATCGCTTCACAGTCGAGCTCTGCCACGTACTAAAGCCCACAAGCGGATTAGAGGCAGCGGACCAGGCCTGTAAAGACTGGCAGAGCGCAATCAAGTACATAGCTGCAAAGGGTACAACTCTGACGACAGAGGGCACGATTGAGATTGGCTCAACTGCGTACAGCTATCCGGGCGGCGGTGCTTTCGTTGTGGCGTCGTTTCCGGTGACTATATCGTGTGATCTACCGCTGGCTATCTGATGTCTGTAGAGGTCAATATTCGTCTGCGGTCGATCGAACAGCACATTAGACGAGTACACGGCGCAGACCGAAAACCAACGCCCAATGAAGGGATTATCGTGCGTTCATATGTTGAGGACGTATTGAACTATATTAAGCGGCGGTGGCCAGTAGACACCGGCACAAGCCGCGATCGGTGGATGTATCGCCTTTCGTTTAATGTGGGCGAGCTGTTTGTTCGGATTGAAAACCCAATGTACTACGCTGAGTACGTCCACTACGCAGGCGGAACACCAGAGGACCCGTTGTGGTCTCGATTAGTCCCAGAAGCATTCCAGGCCTATGCAGCAGCAATGAACCAAGATGTAGCTCGCGAGATAGACAAGACAGAGCGAGCATTGATTGCAAAGCAGCGCCGCCAACGATTGACGCGAGAAGATACGCTGATGGATCTTATTCGCGATCCTGATTCTGTAGACTTTTTTGAGGGGTTGTTTGGTGGCTGATTCCGTAGACGTAGAGATCACAATTGCATTTGACGGTAAAGATCTTGACCGTCAATTGTCTGCGTCCGAGTCTGAAGTAATGCAGAAACACCGAAAGAAGATGATGATCCACATTGATAGTATGTGGACCGGATGGCAATACAAAGGGATCCCATCGGACAGACAGGGGCGGAGCCGTGAGGCTTGGACAGGCTACGAGCAAACCACAGAAGGCATGCGCGAGATCATTATTGAAAACGAAGCACGCAGCTACCCATCCAAAAACGGGAGAGGCGGAAATAAACCATATTCTGGATATGTGAAGCGCTCCGGTTCTACAGTAGAAGAGTACAAGGTAGTGCAGAGAAACCTGTTACAATCATTTGTGCCAGCGTTGATCGAGGATCTGGAATCTGAGATCGGCAAAAATATGGATACGCCAGGCCCGGCGAAAAAGGTCCGCAGAAACAAAACCAGCACCAAAACCAGTCTTGATATCGAGGTATAGAAATGGCAGTTTCCAACGTAGTAAAGACCAGCATCGATGGGAAAATAACCATCACAGAGAATGCCGGTTCTTCGTTCACAGTAGATTTTGAAGACGGCGACTTTTCGTTTTCAGACGACAAAACAGAGCGTATTGTCATGCGCGATAGAGGCTCCATCGTAGGCCTGAGAAAGGGAGATGAAGCAGTGGCCTCCTTCCAATTCTCGACCTATATGCGTGATTTTACGGACGCCTCCGCTTTGACGATCTGTGATGTAATCGACAAGACTGGAGCGGCTTCAGCTTGGGCGTCTACCGGCGGCACGGGCTTCGAGCAATACCTACTGAACCTCGAAGTTGAATACGAGGGCACTGGGCACGGCGACAGTGGCGATCACCAACTTACCCTCACCAAGTGCTTTCTCACGTGGGGTTTTGGCGAAGGCAAAGACGGAAACAAGATCGACGTTACCGGCGAAGTATACGGCACACGGACACGCACAGAGGCATCGTAGTCAACCATTTAAGGGGATAAGATGGAAGCGATAGAACTGGGTAAACTGGGAACCGTGCAGTGCGTGCAGCCTGCATCGTTCTCAGTTGTTTCTGATTTGTGTGCAGAGTGGAACGAAACCGCGACACGCGCCAAGCTTGCACGACTGTGTGCAGCTGCGATCGGTGTGTGTTGGGACCGTAAGGGCAACGACAAGAAGCCGCCGCTATACGATACGACAGCCGCCGATCCAATTGGGTACGGTGGGGTCGTGCTTGATTGGCTGTACAAAGAAGGCGCCGCAATGTCGACCGTGTATGAGGCGGGCGGCGTGCTGATGTCTCACCTATTCGGCGCCATACCAACCGAGATCGAGGTCTTGAAAGCTGAGGATTTTACAGAACCGGGATCGGAAAAACAGACCGCATGATCTTAGAGATCGAACGGCGCTGGAACCGCGAGCCCGGATGGCTGTACAGCCTACCAAGACCCACACAAATCGCTCTGATTGCTGACTATCGAATGTCCATTGAGACACCCAAGCGAGCCCAGGAACGCCAACACAAGGCAAAGCGGGCCCGATTAGATAGAATAAAACACAAGGCAACACGAAGCGGAGCGGTAACAGATGGCGGGTGACGTAAGATTTAAGTTTACAGGTGACAGCTCCGAGCTCCGTGCAGAGCTCAAGAAGGTAGAAAAGAACCTCGATGGCGTAGCAAGCGGCGTGCAAGGCATGACCAACAAAACCCGAAAAGGGTTGGACGGGTTGAGCAAGAGCGTACAAAATACAGGCGCAACGACACAGCAAGCGGCCAACAATAATCAGCAATTCACGGGCAGCTTAGACGAACTAAAAGACCAGGCTGGCGAGACAGCGTCAATCATGGGTGGTCTTGCTACTTCTATTGCAGTTGTTTCTCCACGTGCAGGCGCCGCCGTGCGAGCGCTTGGGGATCTTGCGACCGGTGTTGAGGCTGCCAGTAGAGGCGGAAGCCGACTGTTTGCCATTTTAGGTCCCGTTGGTGTAGCCATAGCTGCACTCGGTGCTGCTTATCTTTCTATCCGATCTGATTTAGATGCAGCCAATGAAGCGCTTGAAGAGCAACGTGATCGCCTTGAAAGCGTCGCAGGTATGGCGCACAAGGTCAAAGAAGCTGTATTGATTGCAGCTCACGCGGAACTCCAAGCGGCAAAAGCAACAGGCAAGGCAACCCAGGCACAAGTAGACGCGGCAGCGGCAGCGCTTGACGCTATGGCGATTGCACAGAAATCAGACGAATTGTTCGGTGCACGTCGCGAAGCATTAGAAGCGGAACGCAGAGCGATCAAGGACAAGATCGACGCACAGAAAGAATCTACACGGCAAACTAAGGAAGCCCAATTGTCTACGTCGCTTCTGGTGTCCGCTCATGCGGCCGGCACCCAAGCGGCTAAAGATCTACAAGAAGCAACAGCCGGAGAGACAGCTAAGCTTGAGGCGCTTGAACAACAGTTAAGGGTTGCAGACAATGCGCTAACAAACCTCAACTTTGCAGAAGAGAAATACACCGACGCTCTGAAACGAACGAAGGACGCGCAAGACAAGCGCAATAAATCCACCAAAGACGGCACGAACGAAGAGCGGCAGAAAGAGGAAGCGTTAAACGCAACAGCTGGAGCGCTTGCAGCTCTGCAGGAAAAAAGCGAAGCGGCATTTGTTAGCCAGCTCAACGAACGGCACAGGATCTTGCATTCGTATCAACGCGAGATCGAATCAATCAACGAGCTGGCGAGTAGACACGAAGACAACCAAGCGATCCAAGACGCAGCAAATGAGGCCTCACACAACCGCAGTATCCAGGCTATGCGCGAGCTCGATGCATTGGATGCAGAGAACGCAAAGAGAAAAGAAGAGCGAGCAACACGAGAGCGCGAGCAGCACATACAAAACGTGCAATCTATGTTGTCTGCATCATCGAGCCTGTTCTCGTCTGTCGCAACGCTACACGGAATATCAGCAGAGAACATGTCGAAGACAGACAGGCGCGCAGCTATGAAAGCGTTCCGTACACAAAAAGGTCTGTCTATGGCAGCAGCTACAATGTCGTGGGGCGAAGCAATGATCGCTGCCTGGAAGCGCGGAAACGTTGCAGAGGCCATACTGGTAGGCGGCGCAGCTTCTGCACAGTACGCGGCGTCTATGGCGCAGATCAACGCACAGAAACCATCGTTTCACAGCGGTACGGGCTTAGTCCGAGCACCATCAGGTGTGAACGAAATGAATGCAACGCTACGAGGCGGTGAGGCTGTCTCTACACCGCTTGGTGCTGAGCTCATAGGTAGAAGCAACATTGAGAGAGCCAACGCCGGCATAAGCCCAGGCAGGGGCGGCGCTGTTACATTCCAATACGAACACAGAGTATTCTCGCGGTTTATACGTGATAACGTCAGGACCAGCGGCCCGTTAGGCAGAGAGCAGGACAGAAAGATCAAAGTAGGCCACAGGAGAGTATAAGATGGGATCGAACAAATCACAGAGCCACTTTAGAGGCCTATTGATACCCGATCCGCGTTTCAATTTTGCTACGGGTTTTGACGACACAAACAGCGTCTTTACAGAGAACACGCCACGGCCGGGTGTGCCTGTTGCAAAAGACAATAGCGACATGATTCTCGAGACAAGCGGAGAAACGAACAGCGACGCTAAGTACACCATCTACACACAAAACAGCGGATACCCTGAAGATCTCGGTGGGACGTTTCTGTACCACGGCACATCGGCGGCTAATAGCTACAAGTACTATGGATGGGAACCGCCGCACACAATCAATGGGATGGAGCGGGTCCACACCGGCACATCTGGAAACCATCATGTCAACTTCGACATCTGCACAGCGCTTGACGACACCATTGTAATCGCGTCGAATAAGTCGACATCAGCTGGACACATTACCATTTTCTATAAAAAGGTAGATGCTACGACATGGACAGAGGTATCGCCGCCATACTTCACAGAGCCTGGGATGTCTCGCGTTGGTGGAGCTCGGTTAGTGGACGGATCATACGGCGATCCAGTAGAGGCGGGCGTAGAGCCCGGCCCGGCGTTGGTTGTGTTGCCGTCCGGACGTATTCTCTGCTTCTATTGGATACAGACGGCCGAAGAGTTTACAGGTACAACCTCTCTAACCTCGATCAAACACTGGCAAATCCAAGCTGTCTTCTCAGATGATAGCGGCGCCTCGTGGGCGGTCTACCAGAACTTCTGTTTAATAGAGCCTCTGTCTCAATTGGTGGACACGAGAACCGATACGAACGGGCGATATTATCCGGGCAAACTCAAAGCAGAATACAAAGACGGTCAGATCCTGATGCTGTCCAGCGCGTTTGATACGGGCTCCAGCTCTGCGCAAGGATCGGCCGGCACTAATCCTGGGAACGTCTACCTGCAGTTTGCTTCGTCCTCATTGGGCGCCTCGTTTACGCTTGTCGAGAAAAACGTACGAGAAGCAAACAGCACTGCGAACTATGACATAGCAGTGTCTGGTGGAAAGTTCGTTGTTTCCTATGTGGACAACGGCGGCGCAGCTGGCGCCTTTCCTTATGTTGCGTTTCTGGGTTCTGCATACACGCCGCTCTCTAGGTCTTCTCAAAACGTCGTCAATCCATACTATGGATCAGCATTTGCAGAAGCGATGAATTCGACCGACGGTAACGCTATCGGGCGCGTCGATCTGGCAATCTGTGCTGTGCCTGATGGGTCTATGTACATGGTTGGTGTGCGTCACGGTCACGAGAGTAAGACCTACACCCGCAACACGGCCTGTATCTTTTTCAGTGGTGACAACGGATCGACGTGGGAGCTGGTCGGCGGAGAATGGGGAGACAACCAAGTAAGAAAAGACGGCATAATATACAGCTCCAGATTTTTTGATGAGCCCAGCTCAGGCTTAGCAAACACAAGAGACTGTTTGAGAAATGTTTCTATCACTTGGCAGCGCGGTCGCCTTGTCATGGTCTGTAGGCATTTGGGCCAGGCGAGCACCATGAATGTGTACGCCGAAGGCGATCCAGACAATAACGTGAGTTGTATGTATCTCGGCGGGTACACCAACCTAACAATTGGAAGTTTGGACGCTGCTATATCCATGGCCGACAGAGGCACATACGGTAAGCATTACTTTCCATTCATTGAGCCAGACGACATGGTAGGAGCGTGGGTCAAGGGCACCGCTGGAGTGCCTACAACAAAAAATGATCTCAACGGGATCATGCCCTACCATCAAATCACCACGGCATCTGGTGAGGCGTACTATGAAGTTGCTGAGCTGAACCACACCGAAACAAGAAACACGCGCACCGAACTTGGCAACTGGGGCGGGCCCATGATCTCATACGTAGAATTTGCGGTCGAGGTCATTAGCGGCGGATCCCAGAGTGGACATGATATTGCGTGCAGACTTCAGAACGGAAACGAAGACGAAAAGACTGTAGCTGTACTCACATTCAAGCAAGAAGGAGACAACACACGGGTGACCGTTCGTGATGGTCTTGCAGACACCGACAAGCACACCGAGATCTTGACGTTTAGCGATGCAAGCAAATTTGGGGAATACCGAATGTTGGTGCGCGGTCGGAAGGTTTCTGTTTGGTGGCGTGAATATGACGCAAGCGCAGTAGAGAGAACATGGAACAAGCTTTACGAATCTTCATCGGATGAATTGATTCCTGTTACATCCAGCGGGTTTTGTTCCCTTATTTGGGGACACATGGCACCAACGACATCAGAAAGTCGATGGTACAAAATTCAAGCCGGCGCCCATGATGGCGATCTAAATCATTGCGCAGTTCCACGGATGAACGATTGGATGGACTACAGCTCGCCCGCTAACGTGGGTGGGCGCTTCTACAGTCCCGCCCATATCTACTTGAAGGACAAGCTACAGATCGCCGCAAAGGACGGACCAGCGGTCAAGGGTGACGAATGGGAGCACATACCCAGGCACGATTACCCAATTGAAGCAATACACCACGAGGTATCGCCGTCACCCGCTAAAGGTTGGAAATCAAATGGGCGTGCTACAGCGGCCGAATTAATTTGGGACATAGACACATCACCGGCCTATGGTCTTGGTGGAGCTCGTGCTTTGTACCTTGGCGACATTAACTTTCGTTACGCATTGCTCAAAGGTTACGACGGCTCATCATGGAGCACAATCGCTACGATAGATGCGGCGCAAAAAGTCAGGTTTATTCGTAAAGGAAAGAGCGCAACGGCCTACCACACTGGGGTTTCTTCAGATCAGATTGGAAAGCAGGTGTGGGCTCTAAATGACATGGTCGGATGTACGTTCAATTTTAGAGACACACAGACCCCAGGCCTATACGAGATCACGAGCAATTCTGGCGGAGTGTTTGAAGACACAGGAAACACTAAAGCGCCTGTTTTGATTGTAGACGGAAACCCAAGCGCAGACGGTGTACCATCTTCTGGTGATGGCCAGATCTGGTCAAAGGATCTCGTTGTTTACGTGCCCGATGATGTGACCACGACCTATCAAAAAATCAAGCTGGAGATCCCAGTAGACGTTCCGGGTGTTGGTGGCTCAGCTACCAATACTACCGTTTCTGGCAATTGGGAGATCGGTATAGCTATCTGGGGACACGTAGCCGTCTTTGGAACGCAGTACTCGAACGGACACATTCGCGAGATCTCACCGAATACTGAGCTTTTCACATCTACAGGCGGACAACGGCGAGCGGTCGAGCGCGGCCCAGCTCGTAGATCAGCTGAGTTCTCATGGGTTGATCCGTTGGATATATCGGCGGTAGGTGACACGACACCCAGCCCGGACTACATCGCAATCAATGACGACACAGACAAGATCATAGCCAGCAAAGAAAACGCGGCGTTCCTGGTGCAGGGTCTATTGTCACGGTTGCAGGGTTCTGTGGTGCCTGTAGTGTTTCTGCCCTCGGTGTCTACGTCACTCTCCAGCCCTTCTGTTATCTACGACAGGCACCGCTTCTTGTATGGCCGAGTAGTCACAGCAAGTCACAGAATCGAGAACCAGATCGGCGACGAATGGATCGGCGGTGGTGAGGGTGAGGCTGTCACGGTTACAGCTCTACGCATAGAAGAAGAGGTATAGCCGGTGCCAGTTGTCCAGTTCTCAATGGAGGAATTGAAAGGCCGCAGGGTTTACCTGCTGGTTGAAATTGACTTCGGCAGCTTCGGACATTTTAGACTGAGTACAGAGCCGCTAACCATTGCGGGCGATGGTGGCGGGCGTTTTGATGGCGGGCTTGATTCGTTAACTTTCACCGACTCTGTAGACCTGTTCTCAACATCCGAGAGCAATCGGTCGGTGTCGGTTAGTGCCTTTCTTCCCGTGGATGTTTCCGAGCTCGTCGCGCGTGGTTTCGACCCAGCTCGCGCTACAGCTAAGCTGTCACAATGGGTAGAAGGCACAAACTACAAAGACCGGCGTCGCGTGTTGCCATCTACAGAGCTGCGCGATCCACAGTACGGTGAGAGCTACGAGCCGTTCCGGTTCTCTATTCGTTCCAACTTGTTTGACGACGGCTCTATGATTCCGCCCGTTGACGCTGTGATCGACGGTACAACGTTTCCGAATTCGTTGAGCTGGCAGCGTGGTCAGGCTTATCCGTGGATATTCGGCACGCCAGGTAAATACATTGATTCTGTCTCTGGTAATTTTGTCTACAACTATGCGGCGCCTGTTTATGCCGTGACGATTGATGGAGATACAGAGGGCTTCTTGTGTGCTGGTCACGAGATGACACCGGGCACGACTGCCAACGTCGTTAATAAGGCTTTTGTCTCAACCGTATACACAAGGGCAGTAGAGTCACACATTGACGGCTCTGGTCGGCTGATCTCATACATTCCATATGCCGACCCTACTTCTCCCTTTGGAACAATGGCAGATCTGGACGGTGTCGAATTTATCGCCAGCTTCAGTACTGGCGGCGGCGTCATGAACGAAGAGCAAACGGAGCCCCGTAGAGGAATGGGCGAGATTATAGAGTATCTGTTGGACTATGCGCCTAGTATCGATATGGATCGAGGCAGAACGCGCACAGCTGGGTCGTTGCTCAATGCTATGAAGATTGACGGAGTGATCACAGAGCCGGCTGAGGTCTGGCGGTGGCTACGCGCTAACCTGTTGCCCTATGCGCCTGTATCGCTCGCAAGCGGCGCGGAGGGAATGTACCCAATCGTTTGGGACAAAGACATTACAGAGAACGACACGGTTGCAAACGTGGATGCGCAGCGGGACCAATGGGAGCGAACCAGCCCAGTAACGGTAGAGCATCTTGACGGAGAGCCCCGTAACAACTTCTCAATTGCTTATCAGGTAAGCGCCTTTGACGGAGAGACGCGGCTACGGCAGAGCTTAGACGGTCGACTGGAGAGCTCGAACAGCTACGCCAGGACATCGTACAAGCGCTACGGAAGCCGGACAAAACCAGAAGAAGAGGCGATCTGTTTTTACCGTGCGGATGATGTAGACGCAGTGTTGAGCTGGTGGTCTCGGATCTTTGGTTTTCCAATACGCACGGTAGAGTACGTAGCACCAATCGAATGGGGCTGGCTGGAGGCGGGATCCTACATTCGGTTTACCGATAGCCGGCTAAACATCACGGATAAGATCTGTGTCGTCCAGGCTATTGAATGGTCCGAAGAGCAAATAATTGGCCTGCGATTGGTATGGCTTGAAGATCTGCCACGCGATGACCGCTTAGTATGATACAAATAAACCGGAGGGCAAACCCATGGCCGCAATTGATACAGATGCACTAAACCTACCGAACCATAAAAAGGTGACGCTCTCAAGCACACCGAACACCATGCAAGAGTTTTCAATCACCGGGAAAGCTACACGGGTTGAAATCCAGTTTGTGGGGGCGGATGGGGTAATTATCTTCAATTCGGGCACAGACGGAAACGTGATCTCTTCAGAGGTCGCATACCCTATTCCCAAAGATTCCTCTTTTTGGTACGACCTACCACGATCAAAGCAGACGCATTCTATCTGGGTTGCCTCTGGTACTGGTTCCACCGTTTGTCACGTCATCGTATACGAGGGATAGAAAATGCCGTTCACCAAATCAGCCTCTTCTATTCTTGGTTCTGGCGGAAACGTCATAGCGTCCGATCTGACGGTCGACGGATCCACTGTGACCGTGGACGAATCTAACAACCGTCTTGGGGTCAACACTGACGCTCCATTAGGCACACTCGGAATCGACGGGGATCTGTTTTTCCAACCGGTATCGGGTGGAATTACAACCAGCCACGTATACACAAACGGCAGCCTCGACATTCGTTGCTCTGACAACATGAAGATCGGAACCGATGGGGCCGACAGCGTCAAGATCGGCCGGACCAATAGCACAGCTGCAAAGGTCCACATCAGAAGCGGCGGAGAAAATGACGTTGTAGTCTCCAATTCGATGGTCGGAATTGGTACAGATACACCGACACAAGCGCTCGAATTAGATGGAAACATCCAGCTCAGCCCGAGTGCCATCACCACAGCGCATGTCTTCACGGCCGGAAGTCTCGACATCAGGGCAGACGCTAACATCAAGATTGGAACCGATGGCGCGGACAGTGTCAGGCTCGGTCGAATCAACACCACGGCGGTAAAGTGCCACATCCGATCCGGTGCTGACACTGACCTTGTTGTCTCGAACTCAATGGTTGGAATTGGAACCGATACACCAAATCACACCTTATCGGTCGCGGGTGACATCGATCTAACCGGAGCTCTGTCCTTTGACGGTTCAGCGGTCGCCATCACAGAAATTGACACCGACATATCTTCTGTAGCTGGTACAGATACGACACTTGCAACCGCGAAAGCGATCAAGACCTACGTCGATAGTGTGGCCGGTGGTTCTCCGGATCTTGACGCTACAACGGACAGCGGGACTATTGACGTTGATCTGAATTCGGAAACTCTGACTGTGAGCGGTGGTGAAGGCATAACCACAAGCGCAACCGGAACAACGATCACCGTCGCAGCCGAAGACAGTACCGCATCGAATAAGGGCGTTGTCATTGTCGCAGGGGGCACGGACTGCACTGTTACCTACTCAAGCGGTACAGCTACGGTAGCCGTTGATAACTTGGCGGCATCGAAGATAACCAGCGGGACCATGGCAGACGCCAGAATTGCAGCGTCGTCTGTGACCCAGCACCAGGGCTCAATTACTGGGACGGGCACAATTGCCAGCGGTACCTGGGAAGGGACAGACGTTGCGGTCGCTCACGGTGGTACGGGCGCGAGCAGCGCAAGCGATGCACGGACCAACCTTGGTGTTGCTATCGGTTCAGATGTGCAGGCCTATGACGCAGATCTTGCAGCATTGGCCGGATGTCAGTCTGGAGTGTCTACGGCAATAGCGGCGCTGACACTGCCAGAGGTTGCGATCTTGGACGGTGCTACGGCGTCGACTACAGAGCTCAACCTTCTGGACGGTGGAACCAGTGTAGGCGGTTCGATCACAATTACCGATACGGACGGCTTCATAATTAACGATGGGGGGACTACGAAATTGATACCCGCCTCTGATCTCAAGACATACGCAGGCGGCGGGGGTTCCGCTGCTGACGATTCTAACCTTATTTTCCACATGCAGGTCTTTGCATAAGGGGCACCAACCATGGCAACAATCTCACGTAATCACCTCAGCGGCAGCACAGACGGGCGTCCTCTTGCGCTTGCGGTAGACTCTGGCACGTACACAACGGTACACACAGTGACGAGCACTGCGGCAGACTTTGAGGAGGTCTGGATCTGGCTTAGCAACATCAGTACATCGCAAGAGCTGGTCACGATTGCATTTGGTGGCACGGCTGACGGCGACAAGATCAAAGTGAAGGTACCCGCAGAATCAACGGTATTGGCCGTTCCGGGTTGGACTATTCAGGGCAATTCATCCACGGCAGTTGCAATTACAGCAGCAAGCACAACGGCAAACAAGGTCAACGCCACCGGCTATATCAACCTTATCGACGCAGCTTAGGGGTCCAAAATGAATCGTACACGTTTACCGGGCCCGGTTCAGGAATCCGCCCAAATAGGCAACAGCGCAGATCTTCTACGTGATGGCGCGAGCCGATGGATCTCGGTTGATCCGCTTTCGGCTGGATGGACACTTAACGATCCAGGCAGCACCGGCACAATCAACGGGGCATCTGTAGACGCTAACGGTGTCCGGTTTCAATTGGAAGCAGACAACAACTCGGAGCGGTGGAACAACAGCAACCAGCATGGACCGCGCTACTACAAAAAGCTTGAGGGTGCCTATGGTCCGTTGACGTGGGGCGACAGCTTTAGCATCGAGTTTCTTGTACACCGTCACGCAGTAGGGGCCAACAGCGGCTCCGGAAATCAAGACGATTCTGGATTCGTAATTGGCATTGCTGACAGTACATGCACAGCTGACACGTCAGACGTGGAATGGGTTGGATGTGGGTTCTACAACAACAAGTCCAATGAGTCGGTTGCATTGCAGGTCGGCGGCGACACAGGCACCACCAACCTGTCCGGAGCTCAAATCCGCCGTGGGTATGTTTGGGTAGGCCCAGCGCTTGACGACAGTGACGCGGACGGGCACCCAATGATCCACAAAGCAGCTGTTCTTGGAATCGACGCCGATGGGCGGTTAAGGGATTCCGCAGACCCAGCCCAGCAAACCCACGAATACGTGAGCACCGATGAAGTTTACATTTTTGTGGCGCCTACGTTCAAGTCTTCTAAGTCAGGCATTGCAGACACGGACACCACGTGGAAGATCTGGTATCGAGTGAACCAGGCGGTAGACGGTTTGTCACCGTCATACGTGCCAAACGGCGGCGTCTCTACTTGATATGAGGACAATCAGAAAGATCATCGTGCACCACTCAGCGTCACCGCCTGTATCAATGGAAAAGATCGAAGAGTGGCATATTGAACGCGGGTTTTCTGAAGTCGGATACCACTACGTAATCCAAGCTGGAGGCATTGTTCGATTGGGTCGAAAGATTGATCGGGTTGGCGCACACTGCAAGGGGCACAATTCAGACAGCGTTGGTGTGTGTGTTGTCGGCAGTTTCGAGGATGGGACACCGGTACCCGGATCTCAATGGGTGGCTCTGGTGTCGATTGTGTCGGATCTAATGCGTCAATTCGAGCTCAGCGTCAAAGACGTCTACGGACATAAAGAGCTCGGCTCTACATTGTGCCCAGGATTCGATCCGCAATCGTTGCGTGATGCTCTTGCAGATGAATGCGAAGTCTGACACCCTATGGCTGAAGACGGCTATCGCAGGTGTGATTGTGTCGGTCTTCTTTTGGGAGGTAGTCAAACGTGGAAGCTGTGAAGAAATCAATAAACAAACTGTTCTGTTCTCAAACCCGGATTAGCTGGCGGCGCTTGGCGGTGTTCAGCTCTGCGTGTGCTTTGCTGTACATTGGAAAGATCGAGGCTGCTGAGTGGGTAACCATTGCGATCGTTTACATCGCTGGCGACAGCTTGCCCGCAGCTCTTGGCGCGTTGAAAAAATGATCGACAGCGGGCCGGTTCTGGTTCTGGTTTTGCTGTCTGCTTTGGTGGCTTGGTGTCTGCGCTCAGCTGCGCCTAAACCATACAAACGCAAAACGGCCGCAAAGCCGCCAGAATCGACCGCAGCAAAGAAGGCGCGTGAAACCATAGAAGCTCAGGCAGAAGCGGACACAGAGGCTATTCTGGGCGATCTAAAGACAAAGAACGCGCTACAACGATTGGCAGACAGGGCAAACCGGAGAAGGGGTAAGTGATGATCGGGGCTCTTATTGTTCTGTCTGTCTCACTTGGAGCTGTACCAACGCCAGAACCAACGGCCGATGAATGTCCGCAGACGATACCCATTGAGAAAGGGCAACCAATACCAGCTGAGCTGGTAGACGATACTGGGCGAGCTCTGTGCTCTGGTTTATTGGAACCTACCAGTAGCTTTGCGCATTTGCTGGCCATTGAAAGTCAGGCCAAAGCATCCGAGAAGATACATGCGCTCGACGTGTCGATTCTGCAAACCGAGCGCGACTGGTACAAAAAGCAGTTAGAGGAAGAGCAAGACGTGCGATGGTGGCAGACACCAGAAGCGCAGCGGACTATAGGCAGACTTGAGACACTGGCAACGATGGCGGCTGTTGCAGGAATCGTAGCAGGTGCGTACAATATGGGAAACGGGCGGTAACAAATGGAACTTAAAGACGTATGGGTGCCAGGAATCTCCGCAGTTTTAGCCATTGGCGCCGCTTCAGCCACCGTCACAGCTACCGCGCAAAGCACGGACGAGCTCAGTGAACGCGTGCGCCAGGTCGAGGTCAAACAGGCCGGCGAAGAATCGACGAAAGTGATGGTGAAGCAGAACACCGAGCGCCTCGAACGTCTGGAGTCTATCGTTGAAAAGATAGCAGAAGCACAGCTGAAGACGCTTCAGAATCAGGCCAGGATGTGCGAGAAGCTCGACGCAGACTGCAAGTGATCAATTTTTGTGACTGGTGTCGCACATACCCCAACGGACACAGCCTTGCTCACCCGGTAGCGCGTCAAACAATTCAAACTGTCTTCCGCCGTGCTTTGTGCGCGCCCATTCAACTACGCGATTGATCGGCCAGCATAGTCCCGACCGTTTGCCGGTGGCTGGATTGATCTCACCAATTGGAGATTGAAACCACCCAGTCGGGGTTCGCAAATCCTCTCCCTTGCTCTGTGCTTTCTGAGCTCTGATCTGATGGATGTCTTTCTCAAGGTCAGAAAGTAGGTCTATACGCTGTGGATCATTCGCCGCAATTCTGCGTATCTCATCCTTTCGAGCGAAGATGCATGGATAACAGCCAACCCGCTCTGCTGGATTGTTGCCCAGGTACATAGGATTGGGCGACACATTGTGCCGTTTGTGTATCGCAATCACATCTTCGGTGGTCCACTTTATAAGGGGCCTCCATATCTCACAGTCACCTGCTTTGAACCACTCCCACTCTGGCATCTTTGATCGCGCTTTGCTCTCCTCTGCTCTGATGCCTACAACGCTAATTGGCTCATCATCAAGGCCCTGTAAATAGTCGCGGGCTGTGTGAACTTTCAGCTTCTCAGTACACCATCTCGACATGCGAGATGGAAACATCCCTTTGTGGATAGTCCAACGAACCATTGGTGACCTAAACCCAAGTCGCTGTTCATACTTTCTGGCGAGTGATTCATGCTCAGTTGACTTGAGCTCCGGCTCACTACTGAGTCGTTTAATAGGTCCGATCTTGCTCGGTAGGTACTGATTCAAATAATCGTAGGTGCTCGCGTGCTCCCATCCGGTATCAAAGAAGATCGCCCGGTAGGGTAGGCCCAATTCTTGTAGATGTAGACAGGTAGCGGTGGAATCCTTGCCGCCGGAAACACTGACGACCAACACCCGCTCACCGATCTTTTCTTTCAAGTCGTCAGTGTTTACCACGGCAAAGCATCCTCGAAAGCGTTCAGAATGACATTCGCGGAAGCCGCCAGATCGCCGCAGTCGAACTGCTCGTAGATTACATCGCATTCGTAGTCGTCCAGACGTTTGCACAGACCCAGCAAGAATCCAAATGTGACCGGGTCAGATAGATCCACCACTGGGTCGTAAACGCCCGTGAGGGCCTGTAGGCCTGTCTCTGGACACAGAACGGTGAAACCGTCCGCCGTTAGTTCGACAATGCGCCTGTGTGGAACGTCGAGCAATATATCTTCGGCGCTTCTGTTGATGGCCATACCTGTAACAAAGCGCCAACCCGGCAAGGCCTGCGCCCGTTCTGACAGTTCCGCGAGCATGCCGTGTCGTGCGTGTGCGTCTTCGCTCATGTCATCATCCATAGTACAAGCGCAAAAATGAGCGCGGCGTTGATTGCTTCCGTTGCTGTGTTCATGCTGCATCCGTAATACCAATTTGACGATTTAAAACAAAAGCAATGTTTTTGGCTTCAGCTTCCGAAACGCACCAAGCCACTATGCGCCTGTCAACGTGCATAAGGTAAACGCACCAAAAAAGGCCCAGGTTTAACTGCTCCCAATATTTATCTTTTGTCTTTACAGCTTCGTATGCCATTATTGTTGTCCTGTGGTTGTTGTGGGCTGCGTGCCTCACAAAACAACGGTACCGCATTACAATATGCGCGTCAAGCATAAACGCTACGAAATGTTCAAATTGGTTACACTGTCAACGGTTGCAGAGCCTGCACGCTGCGACAAGTGAGCCCGGCCAATCCTCCCCAGGTTGACCGGGCTCGCGCTTATTGCCGCCCACCGTCCAGCTCTAAGCGCATTCTTTGATCAAGATCAACGATCACCCTCCCCACTACCTCTGCCACCTGCGGCACTACGGCGTTGCCGAGACATCTAAGTCTGTCCACCCTACGGGGAACCCCATTAGCCACTCGACCCACGTCGGGTTCAGGCTCCCACTCTTTGACGTGTCGGAGGCTTCTGTAGAACGCTTCTTCAGGCTCTCCGGTTTCAGGCTCTCCGGTTTCAGGCTCTCCGGTTTCAGGCTCTGCTGGGCAGTTAATGACGT